TTAATACAGAATGGCTATTTAATAGATGTCACATGGACACTTATATCACAGTTTATAACTGCCACTATTGTATTCTATATCAGGTTTAGAGAACAATATAAACTAAGACAACAAATTAAAAAACAATTCGAACACTATTTAGACCCACGACAAGTAAAACGTTTACAAGATAGCCCAGAATTATTAAAACTAGGTGGCGAAAGAAAATACGCAACATTTTTATTTACAGATGTGAGAGGATTCACTTCGTTAAGTGAAAGCGTTGAACCTGAAAAAGTTACATACATTATGAACAAAGCCTTAACTGCACAGCAATCAGCAGTACAAAAACATGGAGGTATGGTAGATAAATATATCGGTGATGCAATGATGGCAATATTTAATGCACCTTTAGATTTAGAAAACCATGAAGACAAAGCTATACAATGTGCTATAGATATACAAAACAACATGGAAAAGTTAAACAAAGAATTATCTCAAGAGGGTTTACCTAAAGTCGACATAGGTATAGGTATAAACTCAGGAGAAGCTGTTATAGGTAACATGGGAAGTGAAAATAGATTTGACTACACAGCTATAGGTGATGCTGTTAACACAGCTGCAAGACTAGAAAGTTCTACAAAAGAAGTAGGTGAAAATTTAATTATAGGAAGCAAAACTAAACAAAAGAGCAATTTTAGGTTAAAATTATTAAAGCCTATACAAGTTAAAGGCAAAAAATTGAAATTAACTATATACACGGTGTAGCGTATGAAAGGAATATTAAAAAACATAGTTGGAGCTGTAGCACCAACACTAGGTTCAGCAATGGGTGGACCACTAGGTAATATGGCTATGGGTAAAATAGCTGAAGTTTTAGGCGTATCTAACAATCAAAAATCTATACAACAAGCTCTACAAAGTGCTACACCAGAGCAAATGTTAGAACTTAAAAAAGCTGAACAAGAGTTTGAAGTGCAAATGAAGGAACTCGATGTCGATGTTTTTAAGTTAGAAACAGCAGACAAACAACACGCGAGAGGCATGTTCAGCAAAGACTGGACTGCTCGTATCATAGGATTATTTACTATAGCTGGGTTTTTAGGTTATATTTTTCTAGTGACTTTACAACCACCAGAACAAAACAGCGAAGCACTTATAAATTTAGTGTTAGGTTATTTAGGAGGATTAGCAAGTGCAATTATTTCGTTCTATTTTGGAGCATCTCATACCCCAGAAAAAGGAGATTAATATGAAAATATCCCAAGAAGGATTGTCACTTATAAAAACATTCGAAGGATGTGAATTGCACAGTTATAAATGTGCAGCAGGAGTCTGGACAATAGGGTACGGTTCAACAGAAAATGTGGTTGAGGGCATGACTATATCTAAAGACACAGCAGAAGAACTATTGTTAGAAGATGTACAAAGGTTTGAGGAAGCAGTTAAGGAAGAAGTTAATGTACCGTTACAACAAAACCAATTCGATGCTTTAGTCTCTTGGACATTTAATCTTGGTCCATCCAATTTAAAACAATCTACACTTTTAAAAGTTTTAAATGAGGGAGAGTATGATCAAGTTCCTGCACAAATAAAACGTTGGAACAAAGCAGGTGGTAAAGTTTTAGATGGTTTAATCAGAAGAAGAGAAGCAGAAGCTCTATTATTTGAGGGCAAGGAGTGGCACGAAGTTTAATATGCCTTTAAGTAAATTTGTATTAAGACCTGGAATAGACAGAGAAGGAACCTCATATGACACAGAGGGAGGATGGTTTGACGTAAATTTAGTTAGATTTAACAAAGGTAGACCACAAAAAATAGGTGGATGGCGTAAAGATAATGAGAACACTTTTTTAGGAACGTGCAGAGCATTATTCTCTTGGGTTTCTCTTCCAGGAGCAAAATACTTAGGACTAGGAACAACTAATAAATATTACGTAGAAGAGGGTGGTATAACGTACACAGATATAACTCCTTTGCGTTCAACTACTGGAAGCAATGAAATATCTTTTTCAGCCACTAATGGCAGTTCTACTTTAACTGTTACAGACTCAGCACATGGTGCAGTAATAGGTGATTTTGTCACATTTAGTGGATGCGTTTCACTTGGAGGAAACATAACTGCTGCAGTACTAAATCAAGAGTACGAAATACAATCAGTGACTAACTCTAATGTGTACACTATAACAGCTAAAAACACTTCAGGAGCAACTGTGACTGCTAACGCTAGTGATTCAGGTAATGGTCAAGGAACTGTAATAGGTAAGTACCAAATAAACGTGGGTTTAGATGTTTATGTAAGTTCTACAGGTTGGGGAGTAAACACATGGGGAGCAAGTGGATGGGGAAGCAGTAATGCTTTAGATGTTACAAACCAGTTAAGGTTGTGGTCACATGATAATTTTGGAGAGGATTTAATTATAAACCCAAGAGCTGGTGGTATTTATTATTGGGATGCGTCAGAGCATGCTGCAGGCACTCAAACAAGAGCGTTAGAACTAGCTAATAAAACTGGAGCAAATTTAGTTCCAACAGTTGGTTTACAAGTTTTAGTATCAGAAACAGATAGGCATGTTATAGTTCTAGGTGCTGATCCTATAGTAGGAAGTTCTAGGTCTGGTACTATAGATCCTATGTTAGTGGCGTTTAGTGATCAAGAAAATGCATTAGATTTTGAACCTTTAACAACCAACACAGCTGGGGATTTAAGGTTAGACCAAGGAAGTTTAATCGTTGGTGGTATAAACACTAGACAAGAAACATTAATCTGGACAGACACAGCTCTGTATAGTATGCAATTTATTGGACCACCATACACATTCGGTGTTAATTTAATAAACAATTCTTCTGGTTTAGCTGGTCCAAAAGCAGCAATAGATAGTCCTGTTGGTGTATTTTGGATGGGACAAGAAAATTTTTATGTATATAATGGAAGTGTCACAAAAGTACCTTGTAATGTGTTAAACTATGTATTTAACGATTTTAACGAATCACAAATTTATAAAGTTTTCGGTTTTAGTAATAATAAATTTGACGAAGTAGGCTGGTATTATTGCTCTAGTAGTTCTAGTGAAATAGACAGATATGTAATGTATGATTATGTAGATAATGTTTGGACATATGGTCAATTAAGTAGAACAGCATGGCTTGATCAAGGCATCGTTAATTATCCAAGAGCAACTGCTAATAACTATTTATATCAACATGAGTTTGGGTATAATGATGATGGTAGTCCTATGACTAACGTGTTTATAGAAAGTAGTGATTTCGACATCGGCGATGGTGAACAGTTTGCTTTTATTACAGACATTATTCCTGATGTAAGATTTTTAAACAATAGTGAAGCTGGTCAAATAAATCTTGTTTTAAAAGTCAGAGATTATCCAGGAGACAGTTTATCTACATCGAGCACATCTGCTTTTGGTAGTACAACTAAAAAAGCAGACGTAAGAGCAAGAGGCAGACAAGCAGTAATTAGGTTTGAGTCTGACGATGACGCAAGTGCTACAGGTAATGACGATGTAGGATGGAGAGTAGGTGCTACAAGATTAAACATTAGAAACGACGGAAGACGATGAGTAGATTATTAAGCACAAGATTGCCTATTGCTAATGATGAAGTCACAGCAGATACATATAACAGGTTAGTAAGAGTATTAGAATTAAACTTAGGCTCGTTTAATCCTGACAACACAAGACAAATAAACACACCTGAGAGAGATAAACTATATTTTGATCCAGGAACAATTATATGGAACACAACAATAGAAGTTTTACAGGTGTATACAGGTAATACTTGGTTAGATATAGGTACACCTAAATCTCCCCAAGGTTTTCAAGCTGACACAAGTGTTGGTAAACTAACTGTCACGATAGACGGTGACACAACTATACTTATATGAGGAAATATGGAACCTTTTTATTATAATTGCACGTTAGTTAAAGTCATAGATGGAGACACTATAGACGTCGATATCGATTTAGGCTTTAACGTGACGTTAGTCAAACAAAGAGTTAGGTTAGCTGGTATAGATACACCAGAAAGCAGAACTCGTAATCTAG